TTATCGTCTGTATCAAATCAAATTCAATATGGATTACCTATGGGTGCATATCATAGTGGAATGACCATAGCAAATGGTGGTTGGACTGGTAGTGTTGCGAATGACGAACTTACATCAAGTGCAAGTTATATCGGTGGTTATTTTGATGTTTTATTTGATTTATCAGAAGATTTTTTAGTAAAAGGATTTTATACAAATAGTAGTGGTGGACAACTTTATAAAGCCTATGGAATTTATACTGCTCTAATCACAACAGACACATCAGTATCAGCAGGAGCAAATCCTACAATTTTTCAAGATAAAACAAGTACCAATTATCCACACCCAAATTTATCACCTGCTAATTGCTCTCATTGGCTAACTTCGTCTTATTACTCTACACTAGGAGTTTCAGGAATTACAGATAATTACAATAATGGAAGTAGTGGTTCTGCACAAACTGTGAATTGTGGGAGCGACACAACTATTAACGGAAGAGGCTATGCACAAAATAATAATTTCTGGGGAGTGAGAGCCATATACGATAGGTCAGCAAACACAATAGATATTGCATTTTCTTCATCAGCTGATTTTAGTAGTTTTGTAGATAGAGGTAAAACACAATTTACAAATGTTCCAAGCACAGGTAGATTTATGATGACTTTTGGACACGACACAAATGGTGCAGATAGTGTTTCTGGTACATATGCTAGTGCAGGAAATTCTAATCTTGGAACTTATGGAACTTTAACTACAAATGCAACTGGTTCATTTGAAAGCAACACAATCACAGCTCCATCATCAACTAACAAGATGGGTGCTATAATAACTTATCAAGACTTTGCAGGTACTAACGCATTAAATACTGATTTTGTTTTAAAACTTTCAGCAGATGGCGGATCAAATTATGCAACAGCTACAATGACAGCTATGCCAGATTTTGCATCTGGAATTAAAATGGCTAAGGTAAATGATTTATCGGTCACAGCTGGGACAAGTTTAAAATACAAAATAGAATTTGCTAATCAAGCATCTGGTTCAAAAGAGGCTAGGATCAGAGGCGTTTCATTGCAGTATTAATTATGAAAGTGGTACTCATAATGATTATGTGTACTGCTATGCACGGAGAATGTTTAGCTCCACATCAAATGCCAACAACTTATACTAACTATTATGACTGCCTCCAGGCTGGTTATAAAGAGGCTATCAATAAACAAACAGAAATAGGAAAAGAAGATACTAATAAACATCAAATATTTATTAGGTTTTCTTGTGAGCCAGCAAATGAAATCTAAAAAAAAAATTACCAAAGCATCTGTTGAGCAAGCAAATGGTATAAGAATTTCTTACCATGAAAAAGTTTGCGCAGAGCGTATGAAAACTTTATTTAAAGCAATAGATGAAATGCGTAAAGATATAAAAGAATTAAAGACTAACATGGATCGAGGTAAGGGAGCTGCTGCTATAATAATTTTACTTGGAGGAATAATTGGCTCGATCTTCTACTACTTTCAGAAATAGAAAAACAAACTCAATTGGTTTGTCTAATGAGCTGTTAGCTGCATCTAAGTTTGCTAAAGATCCAGATCTTATAGTCTTTGTACCAGTAGGCGGGAATGGTCCCATAGATATTTTAACTTACAATACTAAAACAATGGAGATCAATACTTATGATGTTAAGACACAAAACTTTCGTAGTAATGGTTGGAAGATTGCACGAGGGAGAACAGCTGAACAAAAGAGGTTAGGTGTTAAGATACTTAACTTTGATCCAAAGAAGTCATAGAATTATATGGAAAACATTAAAGAAAGAATTAAACAGCACGAGGGGTTTAGGCGTTCTATCTATTCCGATAGCCTGGGTTTTGCTACAATTGGTTATGGTCATCTGGTTTTACCTACCGATAACTTTGTTGAGGGTGTGGAATATTCTAAGGAAGAGCTTGATGTGGTGTTTGATAAAGATTTCGAAATTGCTTTAAGCTCAGCAGATGAGCTGCTATCAGACATAGATCCTAACGAACAATTTACCACAATTAGAGGATTGATTTGCGAGATGTGCTTTCAACTTGGTAAGCCTAGAGTAAGTAAATTCAAAAAAATGTGGGAGGGTATTAGAGCTGCAGACTATAACAAAGCTGCGGATGAGATGATTGATAGTGCCTGGCATAAACAAACTACTAAGAGATGCGAGGAGCTAGCTGGCATTATGAGGAGCTGCGCAGCATGATACACTTATTAAAATTATTTAATAATCCATTAACTAAAATGGTTATTAATAAAGCAACAGATCACTTCAAACATAAAGCTGAAAAACAAAAAGTAATTAGAGCTGCTGAAATAGAGGCAGCTAAAGATGTAGATATAACTAGAATTAAAAGCCAGGATCAATCGTATAAGGATGAGATCTTAATGCTCTGGCTAATTGGAATGCTGACTACGGGTTGGTTTCCTGGGACCAGAGAAAACTTTAGAGAGTGGGTTTCTATAATCAATGAGCTGCCAGACAGCGTATGGTATTTAGTTATCATCGTATTTTCTGCGAGTTTCGGAACTAGAATTACAAAGTCTGTACTTGATCGAAAGAAAAAATAATGGCTCGTATAAAGTTTGATGTTAATAAACTGCCACATGAGAGGATCCCAAAGAAGACTAGCATATCTAAAAAAAAGAAACCTAAATTTTCTAGTATGAATAAACATAAGAAAAGAACTTGGAAAAAAAGAAATAGAGGTGGGATGTAATGAAGATAAATGACAACACTAATATTTCTCTTCCATTAAGGAATTTAATTGCGTTATGCGTTGCCGTTGGTTTAGGAATAATTGGCTACACAGAATTAACTGCCAGGCTAACTAGCTTAGAGACTTCAAGAGAACTCCATCAGGCAGATCTATTAAAAAAATCAGAGCAGCTCCCAACGGATCAAGAACAATTTATGCTGCTAGAACACATAGCATCTCAAGTAGAAAGTATCCAGGGAGAGATGGAACTTATGAGAAATAACAATGTCAACATAACTTATGCTATGAAAGATATAGAAAAAATTAAAGAACAATTAGAAAATCTTAAAGATAAAGTAAGAGCTAACGGGAGCCATTGATGGAGCAGATGGTAATAGCTTTACTTCTCCTGGTCAACAATGAGATCAAGGAGGCAAGAATACAAACTGATTTGAGCAGCTGCTTGAAAGGCAAGAGGCTAGCTATGAGAGAAGTTAAGAATGATAATATTATCTATTCTTGTGTAAAGACAAAGGCTGAGCTTGAAAAAAATATAGACGGCTCATACTCAATTAAAAAATTAATAATGGAATAATGATAGATAGATTTTTTTACAAATGTTTTGCTGCTTTAGACAGCTTATCCAGTTTCTTATTTGGATGGATGGAACCTAAATATTGTCAATGCAATATTAATTCTGGATCTGGTAATATTTGTAAGAGGTGTGGATGCCGAAGAATAAAGCGTGGGTAAAGCCATCTGTTATAGTTATTAATATTGGACCATGCAAATACTGTAAAAAAGACATGATAAATACTGAGAGCTTTGTAGCCTTTTACGGGGGAGAAAAAGCTCATTATGAATGTATGCGCCTGGATGATGCTAAAAGAGCAGAAGATAAAACATTTGAATAATGGTCTGGGTGGGAGGATTTGAACCTCCGATCCTCTGCTCCCAAAGCAGATGCGATACCAGGCTTCGCTACACCCAGACTTCTATATTTTTTGAGACTTGTATCAGAGAGTAATCAGAGAGTAAATGATGTTGCTTTGTGATAACAGCTAGGAAAATAAACCCTTATTTAATACGCATTTTTGTCAACTTTAATTGTCTAATTGTGGTTGCAAGTGTTATATAACAACGATAATAAACAAAAAGATTGGTAGGTTCGAATACTACGAACATACATTGTTACACAACAGTTTTAGAGTATCAGAGAGTAAACGAGAGAGTTTTTGAGGGAGCTAATAACTCCCTCATTTTTTTATTTAAGCAGATTTATTTATTGGAGCATTGATAGGCAGCTCTCTATCTTGGTATGTATTTTCGCCAGCTAGCTCTCGATTTAATTGTGGCATTAGTGGAGCATACTTGGTCTGTAGTTTACGTTCTTCTCTTACATTAGC